GCCGACGCGGTATCACGCGGGTTGAAGCCCGAAGCCCTGCGCGCCCGGGTGTTGGCCGACCTCGCCGCCCGCAGCGATGCCGCTGGCATCATCGCCACCGCCCCAGCTGCTGCGGCCAAGGAAAGCCCCATCGTGGCCGCCGCCAAGAGGACCGCGACCGACGCCAAGCGCTGAGCCAGCGCCCCCTCCCAATCCCCCAACACATGGAGACTGACCAATGCCCGTCCTGACGGAACCGCCCAGCATGGGCGATGTCCTCAAATATGAGGTCAACCCGAACTACACCCGCGAGGTGATCACCCTGCTGATCGGCACCAACTATCCCTCTGGTGCCGTCCTTGGTCGCATCACCGCCAGCGGCAAATACACGTTGTCGGCCGCGACCGGCGCGGATGGCGCGCAGGTCGCCGTCGCCGTGCTGCTCTACCCCGTGAACGCCACGCTGGCCGACGCGGTCGGCATCGTGCTGGTCCGTGGCCCCTCGATCGTCTCGCGGGCAGGCCTTGCCTACGAGGGCACCGTCAACGACGCGGCCAAGATCAACGCCAAGATCGCCCAACTTGCCGCCCTCGGCATCATCGCCCGCGACGGCGTCTGACGCGCGACGTCGGCGTCCCAATCCCCCTCATTCCCCGGAGTCCCCCCATGACCATCGTCCGCAATCCCTTTGACGCTGGCGGCTATTCGCTGGCCGAGATGACACAGGCCATCAACATCCTGCCCAACCTCTACACCCGCCTCGGCCAGATCGGCCTCTTCCGCTTCGAAGGCGTCAGCCAACGGTCGGTCATCATCGAGCAATACGAAGGCGTGCTGAACCTGCTGCCCTCCGTGCCGCTGGGTGGTCCCTCCACTGTCGGCACTCGCGAGGGTCGGTCGATGCGCAGCTTCGCCCTGCCGTGGATCCCGCATGATGATGTGATCTTGCCGGGCGACATTCAGGGCCAGCCCGCGCTCGGCGTCTTTGACGGTGCCGACCCGCTGGTCGAGGTGATGAACCGCAAGCTGCAGCTGATGCGCCGCAAGCATGCCCAGACCCGCGAATACATGGAGATGAACGCACTGCGCGGCATCGTGAAGGATGGCGCGGGCACGACCCTCTACAACTATTTCACTGAGTTCGGCCTGGCGCAAATCTCGGTCGATTTCCTGCTGGGAACTGCAGGGACCCTCGTGCAGGCCAAGGTGCGCGAGGTTTTGCGCGCCATGGAGGACAACCTGCTGGGCGAAAGCATGAACGATGTGCATGCCCTCGTCAGCCGGGAATTCTTCGACAAACTGATCGCGCATCCGAAGACCGAGGAAGCCTACAAGTTCTACGCCGCCACCGGCGCGCAGCCCCTGCGCCAGGATGTGCGGCGCAACTTCCCCTTCGCGGGCATCGTGTTCGAGGAGTATTCCGGCACCGTCACGCTCTCGACCAAGACGACCGAACGGCTGGTTCCGGCCAGCGAGGGCATCGCGTTCCCGCTGGGTACGATGGACACCTTCACCACCTACGGCGGCCCGGCGAACCTGCTTGAGGCCGCGAATACCATGGGCCTTCCGCTCTACGCCCGCCAGCACCTCGACGAGAAAGGCCGCTGGATCGACCTGATGACAGAAGCCTCGATCCTGCCGGTGAACAAGCGGCCGCGCATTGCGATCCGCATTCACACTTCGAACTGACGGGCACTCGCCATGACCGTCTTCGCCGCCGCCATGGACCGGATCTACGCCAACCCGTCCATGGCGGCGGCCGCTGTTTGGATTTCCGCCACTACCTCCGAGGAATGCCCCATCCACGTCATCCGACGCGCCCCGGACCGCATCACCGAATTCGGCGCTGGGCGCTTTGTCAGCGACACCACGGTGGTGGATGTGCGCGTCTCCGACCTGCCCGATCCCCGCCCCGGCGATCTGATCGTGATCGGGGCCGACAGTTTCACCATTCAGGGAGAGCCGATGCGCGACCGCGAGCGCCTGATCTGGTCCATGGATTTGCGGCCATCATGAGGTTGAAAGTCCAGTTCGACCCCGACCTCGCCGCCCTGATGCAGGCGGAAATCGCTGCTGGTGAAAAGGCAGTCTCAGCCGCCATGCGCGAGGCTGGCACCTCCCTGAAATCCGCCTGGCGCGGACAGATCACCGGCGCGGGGCTGGGAACCCGGCTGGGCAACTCCATTCGCCTGGCCAGCTTCCCCAAATCCGGTGACAGCCTCAACGCGGCGGCACTGGTCTGGTCGAACGCCCCGGTGATCATCGGAGCGCATGACACCGGCCCGCTGATCCGGTCCAAGAATGGGTTTTGGCTGGCGATCCCCACCCCGGCCGCTGGCAAAAGCAGCAAAGGCGGCCGCATCACCCCCGGCGAATGGGAGCGCCGCACCGGCCTGCGCCTTCGGTTCATCTATCGCCGGAGGGGCCCAAGCCTGCTGGTGGCCGAGGGACGGCTGAATTCCAAAGGTCGGGCTGTGGGGTCAAAGTCTAAAACCGGACGCGGCTTGGCAACCGTGCCGATCTTCCTGCTGGTCCCGCAGGTCAAGCTACGCAAGCGGCTCGATCTGGCGCGGGACGCGGAACGGGCGGTGGACGGCGTGCCGGGCCTGATTGTGGCAAATTGGGTGGGCGTCCTAAGCCGCTAGCCGTGACCTAGTTCCTTGTGTGATCCAAGATTGTAGGCAAGCCAATTCCCTTGTCCCTGATGGCGAAGATGCGCTCTGAAACCATCGTCAATCTTGACTGAGTAAGCGCCTTTTCCATCTTTCGGCCATGGCTTGAAATTGAGCCCACGCAGTGTTCTCTCCCCGCGGAGCTTAGATTTTGTGCTATTCCATTTTGTTTCAAGGTTTCGGTACTTTCCTGAAAGTCTTTTCTTAACTTCCTCGCTCTCAGTTATCGTTGAAACCAGAGGGAGAACCAAAGCGGGATCAAGCCAGTCGGAGATCTTGGCCGGGTAAACTACGTATTGTGGGCAGAGTGATGAGCGCAGCAGATCTTTCGGTGATGCGTCAACCCATTGTGCAACATCCAGTCTAGGCAATGATCCCGGCGGCCTGAGTTCCAAAGTATTTGCAAGCCATTCACCATTCAATTCAAGCCGTCGTTCTTCAAAGCGCGCATATGCGCCTGGCTGCAGCGACATAAAATCATGGGCGAATTCCCGAAGACCTACCGATGGCTTCTTGGCCCAATTGTACGCTGCCTTGTTCGCGATGGCTTCTTCGACAAAATGACTTCTTCGACCACGCAGAGCTCTTCGAAGCGGAACGTAAAGGTTCCGCTTCAACACTGCTTCAAACATGAGGGTCTGAAGATCGCATCGGTAATGTAAGTATTCATGAGCGTGTAAGAATTGGTGAGCTAGTCGCCGCGGGTCTCGATACCCAGGATAACTGGCCGAAATTTCGCCAGCTAGATACATTAGGCCAGACTTGAGATAGAATATCCCCCACGTTCCCGGGAAGGGTTTGTGATTTATGAACCGGCGAGACTTATAAAAAGCAAGGGCATCTAAACCTCGCTGCCTTATCCCACCTTCAACCAACTCCCGCTCATCTGGCGGCACGCCGAAAGGCGGAAATCGACCACCCAAAAAGGTATCTATTGTACGCTCCTCGATAAGCTCATCACTTATGGGGAAAAGTGAAGAATCGTCGATTTCAGGGGGACGATCCAGTATGTCATAGTCGTCTTCCTCGAGAGGAAAATCAGGCCAGTCAGGAACGTCTTCAATTCCCACATTGGCTGTTTCAGACGCTATCTGATCGAACAGACGCTCCACCGCGTTAGTCATGCTCTCGCTCCACTCTCTAGTGATAGATAGTTTATCGTGGGCAGTTGGTAAGGAAAGAGACGATTTATGCCTGCTCTCCGCGAAACCATCCTAACCGCGCTGCATGCACGGCTCCAGCCACTTTCCGCCCTTGTTCTGCGCGATGAGGTGCTGCCAGAGCGGATCCCAACGACCGGGCTAATTATCCTGCGCGATGGCCAGCCCGGCGAGCCGGAGGTGACGCTGTCGCCGCTGCGCTACCACTACCAGCACCGCGCCGAGTTGGAGGTCGTCGTCCAGGCACCGAATGGCCGGACCAGCGTCTTCGACAGCCTGATCGCCGACATTGGTGCTGAACTGGAAGTCGACCGGACCCTCGGCGGCCTTTGTGACTGGATCGAACCCGAAGCCCCGGCCTCTGTCGACCTGCCCGTCGAGGGCGCAGCGGCGCTGAAGGCGGCGGTGATCACCGTCGTTCTGCACTACACCACGACCGGCCCTCTGGCCTGACACCCCCACATAAAGGAGACCCCCATGGCACGTGCGCAAGGCGCGCGGGCGCAGATGGCGCTTGCGTATGAGACGGTTTACGGC